GGCTACATAGAAAAACAGGAAGATACATATCACATGTCGGACTTAAAAAAAGACTTGAACGAAATAGCACCACCGAAACCGAAGAGAGTAGTTCAGCAGAAAGCCAAGAAGTCAGTCAAACAGATTCTAGCTCGTACACGTAAGAAAGTTGCGAAGGCGGAACAGACATTGCGTTCTGCCAAGATGTCAGCAGAAAATACTAAGAATAAACTGTTAACTATCGATAAGGCATTAACAGGAAAAGACACACAGCTGCTTACGGAAGATGTAATAGACAGTGCTCCCAAGAATGTAAAAGAGCACATAAATAATCAAGAAGTTATCTTTAGACCTAACTCTGGTCCACAGACAGAATTTCTTGCATCCTCTGAGAGAGAGGTATTTTATGGTGGGGCAAGAGGCGGTGGTAAATCATATGCGATGCTAGTAGATCCGCTTCGTTATTGTTCGAAAGCAAATCACAGGGCACTGTTAGTGAGGAGGACAATGCCAGAGTTGAGAGACCTGATACAGAAGTCTCAGTTATTATACTCGAAAGCATTTCCTGGTGCAAAATGGAGAGAACAAGAAAAAGAGTGGCGATTCCCTTCGGGGGCAAAGATAGAGTTTGGTTACGCAGAAAACATGACGGATGCGTTAAGATACCAAGGTCAATCATACACATGGATAGGAATAGACGAACTTCCACAATATCCTTCGCCAGATATATATAATTTTTTAAGATCTTCTTTAAGATCCGTTGATAAGGACATACCTGTCTATATGAGAGCAACAGGTAATCCAGGTAACGTAGGATCACAATGGGTGCGAGAGATGTTCGTAGAACCTAGTGAACCAAATACTGCGTTTGATGTGGGGATAGATACGCCTAATGGTAAGAAGTATATTACCAGAAGATTTATTCCAGCAAAGCTACAGGATAATCCTTATCTGATGCAAACAGATGATTACTATATCATGTTGGCATCTTTACCAGAAGTACAACGTAAACAGTTCTTAGATGGAGATTGGGATGCGTATGAGGATTCTGCATTTCCAGAATTTAGTAAAGCAACACATGTGGTCGAACCTTTCGAGATACCTAGAGGCTGGTATAAGTTTCGTGCTGCTGACTGGGGTTATTCTTCTCCTGCTTGTGTTCTATGGTTCGCTATTGATTACAATAATAATATATGGATTTATAGAGAACTATATACTAAAAAAGTTACGGCAGATGTTTTCGCAAGACAAGTATTAAGTTTAGAGAGAGATGAATATATTCATTATGGTGTATTAGATGTTAGTACATGGGCAAGAAGAGGTGATGTAGGTCCTAGTATTGCAGAGACAATGATACAGAATGGATGCAGATGGAGACCATCAGATAGATCACCCAAGAGTAGAATTAATGGTAAGTTAGAGGTTCACAAGAGATTAAAACTAAATGATAAGGAACCAGGTATAAGAATATTCTCTACCTGTAGAAATCTAATCAGAACACTAGCAACATTACCAACAGACGATAAGAACCCCGAAGATGTAGATACTAATGCAGAGGATCACGCATACGATGCATTAAGATACGGATGTATGAGTAGACCAACTCATCCCAGATTTGGAAATAGATTTAACTCATCATTACATAATACATTCGAAGTATCAGATAACAAGTTTGGATATTAATGCCACTAAATAAAAAAGGTAAAAAAATTAAAAAATCTATGGTAAAACAATACGGCAAGAAAAAAGGTGAAGCCGTGTTTTATGCTATGGAAAATTCTGGTAAATTAAAAGGTGTCAAAAAGAAAACTTCCAGAAGTAAATAAAAAAATTTTCCCATACGATTTAGTGATCGCCTGGTGGGAGGATATCGTGGCTGATTCGATTTGGGTTGATATACCCGATATAAAAAAATCAACTACAGCAATCTGTTGTACAGTTGGTTGGCTTATGAGAAATGATGAAAAGGTTACAATTCTAATGTCTGATTTTAATTTTGAATCAAACGGAGAAATAAAACAAGGTGGTGGTCATTCAACTATACCAACTAAGAACATACTAAAGATTAAAAAAATAAAAATATAACAGGAGATAACATGGAAACAAAATTTGATCCAAAGGCTAAAGTTAAGCAAGGTCAATTTAGTGATGGACCTGATGGGAAAAACCCAAACAGGGAACATACTAATATTGATTTTTCTAAACATGCACCTAGAAAGTATCAACCATTTGAGTATGATGTAAGTCAACCAAGTGAGCCAGGTTCTAAGCATGTAGATGATGCTGTATTTAGAATGGCTGATGAAAAGGATTACTAATGGAAGAAAATAATTTAGGACCTAATAGTAACTTTATACCTAAGATTTTTGCTGGTGCTAATGATAAAAATAATAAAACACCCAAAGATATTAAAGATAAAGATTTACGAGAAGCTGCAGAAAAAAAAGAAGATAAGACTGTAAAACAGAAACCTAAGAATGGTATGAATTACGGAGTAAGTCAAACTAAAGTTACACCTAAATTTACGATGAATACTATATTTCAGAAAGGCAAAGATAAAGTCTACGGAGCAGTAGATTTATTAAAAAGTAAAATAGATTAAGGAGGACAACAATCATGATGAAAAGATACATGCAAGGAGAACTAGCACCTGATGCACCTAAGAGACCAAATGATCCAATGGCTATAGATCCTAACTCAAAAGTTAAGCAAGGAGATATGACTGGTGATGGTAATGATAAGAAAGGTAAATCAAAGTCAAAAGTAGATCCAGCAATCTTTAGAATGGCTGAAGAAAGAGATTACTAATGGTTAGTAATTTAATAGCACCAGTTGCAATAGCTGTAGCTAAGGCAGGTTTAAAAAAAATAAAAGATATTGCTTCAAAAAAAATAACAACTGGACAAGCTGTAACTGCAGTAACTGCAGGGGCAATTGGTGGTAAAGCTGGAAAAAAAATTGAAGAAAAAGTTAAATCTACTCTTAAAAATAAAAAATATGGTGAGACAGATTTACTCAATGGTGATGATCACCCATAAGGAAAATAATGGAAGAAGAAAAGAAAGCTACCGATGAGGTCAGTGAGTCATCTCCTATTGTCGGACATATAAGAGAGAAGTTCTATCAATCAGAGAACTCTAGATTATATGATGAGAAGAGATGGTTACAGGCTTATAGAA